GAAAGAATATCTAGACCGTCAAGTTGAGATTCGTCAGCAAGCCTGGCACCAAGCCAAAGCAATCATCGACGTGGCCACAGCCGAAAAGCGTGACCTCTCAGCAGAAGAAGAGCAGACCTACGCACGTTTGAACAACGAGTTGAACGAGCGCGCAGCAACCATTGCCAAACTCCGTGAAGATGAATCACGCGAACTCCGCATGGACGCAGCAACTCGCGAGATTGCAGACCAGGTTCGTCCTGTTTCGGCAGCTCCAGTTCAAGAAGACGTGGCAATGATCCGCGCACTCATCAAGGGCGACGTTCGTTCGCACTCGTTTGAGCGTCGTGACGTTCTCAAGTCCTCAACTGGTTCACCAGTTCCAACATCGTTCTACGACCAAGTGATCATGCACGCACGTATGATCGCCCCAGTCCTTGGAACATCAACTGTCCTCAACACCGCTGGTGGAGAGAACCTTCAGATTCCATCACTGTCCACCTACTCGGTAGGAACTGTCAACTCGGAAGCAGCAACAATGGGCGAGAGTGACCCAGCGTTCAACAGCTTCGTGACTTTGGGTGCGTTCAAGTTTGGTTTCTTGACACAAGTGTCGTTGGAACTTCTTGAAGACTCTGGTGTTGACATGCTCAGCTTCTTGGCTGATCAGGTTGGCAACGCAGTTGGATTCGCAGTTGGTTCAGCATTGACTGTTGGAACAGGCACGACTCAACCAACAGGCATCGTCGCAGCGTCAAGCGTTGGCGGTACCTCTGGAACAGCAACCGGCTTCACAGCAGATAATTTGATCGACTTGTACTACAGCCTAAATGGTGCCGCGAGGCAACTCCCAGGCGTGGGCTGGATGATGACTGGTAAGTCAATCGGTCTTGTTCGCAAGTTGAAGGACACGGCAGGCAACTACGTGTTCCAACCAGCACTCGGCATCGGTTCACCTGACACATTGTTGGGTCAGCCAATCTTCGAGAACCCATCGATGGCAGAAGCCACCACTGGCACCAAGTCCGTAATCGTTGGCCACTTGCCTTCGTACTACGTTCGTCAAGTTGGCGGCATCAAGTTGGATCGTTCCGATGACTTCGCATTCAGCGCAGGTCTCGCAACGTTCCGCGCAACGATGCGTGTTGACGGCAACTTGCCACAAACATCACACATCAAGCATCTCCTCCAGCCATAAGGCTTGAGGGGCTTGCCCCCTTACATCCCATAATTCCCCTAGGCTTAGGGTCGTCGCGAACACGCAGGGCGCGACGACCCTATTTCTATTTACCCCCTGCGATCTGCGAAGGAGAAGGAAGTGGGCAATGTTCGTAATCGTCAACAACACACCGGTAGAACTACCAGACCTCGAAGCACAGATTCTGTTGCGTCGGGGAATAGCGCATTTACCAGAGCAAGCAGACCTACCAACGGAGACGCGCTACGAATCCTCTGGTACAGCAATGCTCCCTTCGTCCCCACCGGCTACGGTACGCAAACCGCGCAAGCCGTCACAAGGCTCGTCAAAGAAGGTCACGAAGTAGCAATCCATGCCATGTACGGACTCGAAGGAGTCACATCAAATTGGAATGGAATCAAGATGTATCCACGTGGGATGGCACCATACAGCGATGATGTGTTGGTTGCTCATGGAATGGATTGGGCGAATGGTAATCGTGAGTTGCCTTCGTTGTTGATGACTTTGTTTGATGTGTGGCCGTTGAAGTCGAAGTCTTTGGAGATGGTTCAAAACATTGCGTCTTGGGTTCCGATTGATCATGCCCCGTGTCCTGAAGATGTGGTGGCTTGGTGTGCGCGTCCGAATGTGAAACCGATTGCGATGTCTCGGTTTGGTGAGAAGATGCTGAATGATGCCGACGTGGAATGTTTCTATGTTCCTCATGGTATTGAGTCGGTGTTTAATCCTGATGTCAAGTTTGTGAATGGTGACAAACATTCACAGGTCGTGCGTTGATGGGTGATGTTTCTGATGACAAGTTTGTCGTGATGATGAACGCAGCGAACAAGGGTGCTAGTCCTTCTCGTAAGTCGTTTGCTGAGAACCTGTTGGCGTTCGGTATTTTTGCGCAAGATAAACCTGACGCATTGTTATATCTGCACACCGAGAAGGATGGTGCGATGGGTGGGGTGAACTTGGTTGCGTTGTTGGCTGCGTGTGGGATTCGTAATGATCAGTACAAGATTGTTGATCAGTACGCCTATCGGACTGGGTTTCCTCAGCAGGCGTTGGCAACTATGTATGCAGCTGCTGACGTGCTGTTGTCGGCTTCTATGGGCGAAGGGTTTGGGTTGGCTGTGATTGAGGCTCAGGCGTGTGGCACCAGAGTGATTGTTTCGGACTTCACTGCTCAGCCGGAGTTGGTTGGGTCTGGGTGGACTGTGGAGGTGCAACCGTTTTGGGATGCTGCACAGAAGTCTTGGTTCTGCACCCCACAAGTGGGTTCCATTGTGGATGCCCTCAGACACGCCTACGATGCGCCTAGAGGGGTGGATCAGGTGGCTGTGGACTTTGCACAGGCATACAATGCTGACGCTGTTTGGGAGGCTCATTGGAAGCCTGTGATGAAAGGACTTGCTGAATGGTGCCGTGCATCATCATCCCCGTCCTGAACAGGTATGACTTACTAGAACGGGCGATCCGCTCGATTGACTATCCCGTTGAGCAGCTCATCATCATTGACAACGGCGATGGGTATGACGCTGACATGTTGGCGTGGACTGCGCCTTGGCAATACATTCAGAACTGGTATCTGTGGAGGATGCCAACAAACCTTGGTGTGGCACCATCATGGAACTTAGGTATCAAAGCAACACCTCATGCTGAGGGTTGGATTCTTTTGAACTCGGATGCTTACTTTGAAGCAGGTCAACTGGAAGCGTTCTACAAAGATTGTGAACCGAACAACATCACGTTGAACAGGTCGATGCCTCATTGGTCGTGCGCGTGGGTGGGTGCTGGTGTGGTTGAGCGTGTTGGTCTGTTCAGCGAGTGTTATGTGCCTGCATATTTTGAGGACAACGATTTTGAGAAACGTGCGGAGCGAATCAATGTTCAGGTGAAGGTTTCGCAGGCTGGGATCGGTCACGACAATTCTTCAACGATTGCTTCTGATCCTTCGTTGGCTGAGAAGAATGCAAAGAGTTTCCAAGCGAATCAGGAGTTGCATCGGTTGCGTTGGCAGTCAGGTTTGCCTGACGCTGGGCATTGGGATTTGAAGCGTCGTAGGGAGTTCGGGTGGGATTAGAAGATTTCAGAGATGTGCATTGTTGCAAGACTGTGTATGTGTTCGGGTCTGGTGCGACATTGAACTATCTGGCACCAAGTTTCTTTGATGACAAGATTTGTGTTGCAACAAACTTCTGTGGGTCAGTGTTCGGTCTGCGCAGGTATTACGTGTTCAGCCACTATCACGCTGACGCTGTTGCTGAAGCAGCGTTACCTCAAACGGTTGCTGTGTTCACACCTCAACGCGAGCATGGCACCGACGCAGAGTTCTTAGGGTTCATGCCCAAGATTGTCACGTTCCCAACCACCACTGGTCGTCCTGGCACATCGTTCAATCCTTCCGGCAAGGACTGGCCTACGCTCGACAACTCACTCGTCATCGGGTCATCTGGGATTCATGGTGCGATGCACTTGGCTGCATATCTCGGTGCGAAGTTCATTGTGTTGGTCGGTGCTGATTGTGGAACTTTGGGTGGTGCCGAACGGGTTGAAGGCTATGTGCAGGGTGAGCATCCTTGGGAGTTGTATGAGTTACACCTTCGAGACATGAAGCAACGCCTGTTTGAGATGTACGGATGTCAGGTCTATTCGTTGAATCCGTTTGTGAACTACAGTTTGGAAGGTACGCAGTATCGTGGAGCCGCGTCAATAAACTAGGATTGGAACACTATGGCAATCGTGAATGGTTACGCGACCAAAAATCAAATCAAGGCTGCACTCAGAATCGGGACTGCCGACGTACTGGACGATGAACTTATTGAGAATTGTGCCGGAGCCGCTTCTCGTCTCATTGACGGTTTTTGCAATCGCAAGTTCTGGGCTGTTGGGTCTGCAACTGTTCGCGTGTATCAGGCTGAGGATTCGTTCTTCTGTTCCATAGATGACATCTCTGGAACTGCAATCACTTTGCAAACTTCAACGAATGCTGATGGTGTTTTTGATACAACTTGGAGTCCAACCGATTGGCAGTTGGAACCGTTGAACGGTGATCTTGATGGCATCACTTGGGCTTACGACAAGATTCGTGCAATCGGTGACTACCTGTTCCCAACTGTGAATGCCAACTATGGTTCGCAAGCGTTGGTGAAGGTGACAGCAAACTTCGGTTGGCCTGCGATCCCTGAGCCGGTCACGCAGGCAACAATCATTCAGGCATCAAGAATCTTCAAACGATATGACAGTCCGTTGGGTGTCGCAGGATTCGGTGACATGGGTGCAATCAGGGTGAGCCGTGCGCTTGACCCTGACGTGGCACAGCTCGTCGAGCCGTACCGACGCATGCGTCTATTCGCATGAGTTCAGCCACTACCGTCTCCCAGATCAAAACTGGTTTGGCTGCGAACCTGGCAACAGTGTCAGGTCTTCGCGCTTACGCCTACCAGCCTGACAATGTGAACACCCCGTTCGCTTGGCCGTTGCTGGACAGTATCCAGTACAACGGGGCTATGGGTGGGGGTTTGATTACCCACAAGTTCACGATCAGTGTTGTGGTGGGTCGTTCGGCTGAGCGTACTGCACAAACTTTGTTGGATGGCTATCTGTCATATAAGGGTGCTACTTCTATTCGTCAGGCGATTGAATCGGATCGGACTTTGGGTGGGGTTGTCCAGGACTTGATTGTCGAGTCTGCAAACAACATCTCTACCCTTGAAGCGAATGATGCAACGTATCTGGCGATTGACTTCGTTGTCACGGTGTACGCCTGACCCCTTGCCAACGGTTACTAGTGGCGTGTAGTGTTATCGCATCGGCTCTGCCGAGCAGACATCAACTCAAACGCCGATAGGCAGGAGCAGACATCATGGCCAAGCAAGTACTCACAAACGTCGCAGTTACCTACGGCACTGCAAACACCGACATCAGCGCGTATGTAACGTCAATTACATTGTCATCCAGTGCGGCGGAAGTTGCCACAACTTCGATGGGCTCGTCAGCTGTGACACGAATCCAAGGCTTGATTGATAACTCGATCACAATGGAATTGCAACAGGACTACCCAACGATTGAGAAGTTGTTCTTCGATGCGTTCACTGCTGGTACTGCTGTACCGATGACAGTGAAGCCGAACGGAACTGCTGCTGCTTCGTCTACGAATCCACAGTATGCGTTCTCGGTTCTGCCGACTGCACACACACCAATCAACGGTGCTATCGGTGACCTCGCAACAATGTCAATCACGTTCCCAATCTCTGGTGCAATCACCAAGACTGGCACTGGCGCGTAGTTCCAAATAATCCAATCCCTTACCTGCGGAGGTAGAGAATGAAAATAGCACTCAGTTTGACTAGTGCATTAGATAGCAAGCAACGCACAATCATTGCTGCGTTCCCTGACTTCATTGCGTTTGAAAATAAATACAATCGCAGTGTTGCCAAGTTTGAAGACGAACTCACCTTGACTGATCTTGCATACCTTGGATGGCATGCAGAGAAACGGTTGAAGAAAACTGGGTTGGACTTTGAATCATGGTGCGATGAGATTGAAGCACTCGAAGTGGGAGACAGCGCAGACGCAGTGATTGTCCCTTTGGAGATAAGTCAGCCCACTGGGTAATTGCGTTTCTGTCCGTCGAGACAGGGATTGCGCCTTCAGTTTTGCTGGCAGAAGAACCACGAATGCTGTTCACAATGTTGGCATACCTTCGATGGAGAGCCATTCATCTAGGCAAGTAGTATTGGTGCATGGCAGGAACCAGTCGTGCAGGAACATTTCGTTCAAACATTCAGAACGATGCACCGGTACAGATACTTGGGATCACCGAATATCTGAGGGCAGAATCTAAAGCCAACCCCTTATTCAACCAATACTTGCGTATCGCTGCACAAGATGTTGCAGAGCTGCTGGTTGTTGCAGCAAAGTTTGAAGCGGCTTCGGTGACCCGTAATCGTCAGGCGTTGGAAGTGATGAAGGGCATGAGGGCGCGACGTGACCGTGTGCCTACGATCAAGTTGGATGCGAACTCTGCATTCCAATCAAAGTCACGAAAGTTCTCGTCTTCATACAACATCGAGACACGACGCAGAGTGAAGCGAAAGGTGACTAGGGGTGATGTGTTCTTTGGTGCCGAGTTTGGTGGTGCGGCGCGTCCTACCACTAGACAATTCTTGAGGCATCGAGGACGCTCTGGATACTTCTTCTGGCCTACTGTGCGCAAACATAAGGCAGATATTGCTGACGCTTATTTGGATGCCATTCAGAAGGTCTTGAATCAACTGGCTGATGCTGGTACAACCAAGCCTGGGAGTTGGGATCAAAGTTGAATCACTCTATAAAGGTGATTTAGATAGTTGACTTTGGCTGTGGTTTCGCTACCCTGTAGATAGGGAGGCGTTCATGGTTGTCTATTTTGATTCGGTCAAGTCTGTTCACCCGAAGCCGTTCGCCACGAATTGGGTTGACCTCAAAGAACGCTTGATGCACCATGAGGAGAATGCCAACAAGTCTGATGGTGCGTTGTGGTCACCTGTTGAGTACTACCCAGGTAGGACTCGCGGTAATACTGCGATCAGGTTCATTGAAGCGTTGGTCGTTGACATGGACGGCGAATCATTCGCCAACGCCAATCTTGACGGGTTGGAGTATCTCGCCTACTCCACGTACTCGCACCGACTAGATGATCATCACTATCACTTAGTTTTGCCGTTGGCTGAGCGTGTACCGGCAGGACTGTGGAGAGCGGTCTGGCAGGAGTTGCACGAAAGAATCAACCTGCAAGGTGACCCTGCAACCAAAGATGCTGCGCGTATCTTCTACCTTCCACAACATGCACCAGATCAACCTTTTGAGTTCCACGAACAATCAGGTGTATTCATTGACACCAACTTTGATTATCAACCTGTAATCAATCCAACACCTGCGTCACCACGTCAGTCTGCTCAACCTCGACGCAAGCGCACTGTTCGTGTTGAGATGAATGATGCGTGGTGGGATGCTGCTGAACCTTCCAGCCGATATGCGCATCTTGAGGGTCAAGCAATGTGGAAGGCAATGGCTGATGATTTCCGTGTGATGGTTGCCGAGTACCGAGAAGCTGTGCGCTTGGCCAGTCAGGATGTCATCTAGAATTGCCGCATGGCTGGCGAACGTA